CTGGCTGGTTACCAACCTGTATCAGAACATGCGGGCCAATGCGCTTACTGATGCGGAATTACGGCGCAAGGCTGCCGATGAACTGACTTGTATGACCGCGCGAATTAACCGTGGTGAGGCGATACCTGAACCAGTAAAACAACTTCCTGTCATGGGCGGTAGACCTCTAAATCGTGCACAGGCTCTGGCGAAGATCGCAGAAATCAAAGCGAAGTTCGGACTGAAAGGAGCAACTGTATGACGGGCAAAGAGGCAATTATTCATTACCTGGGGACGCATAAGAGCTTCTGTGCGCAGGACGTTGCTGCGGTAACAGGCGCAACAGTAACCAGTATAAATCAGGCTGCGGCTAAAATGGCACGGGCAGGAATCTTGGTCGTTGATGGTAAGGTCTGGCGAACGGTGTATTACCGGTTCGCTACCAGGGAAGAACGGGAAGGAAAGGTGAGCACGAATCTGATTTTCAAGGAGTGTCGCCAGAGTGCCGCGATGAAACGAGTGTTGGCAGTGTATGGAGATATGAACTTAAACTTGCTGTGACGGTTTTCATCGGTAACACACCATGTAATCTAGCAGTCAGCTTAGAAATAGGAGCGGCAGTTAAAGATTTTTCAGTTAGTAGAAAATTACTGTTATTGCAGGGATCTAATCACCGGAGAGTCGTTCCATTTGTCTTATGATTACCTGAAGTCCGTTAGTTCGTTGGTAATCACCGTTTTTGTTAGAGAAGTAAGCATCGCTGACAAAATATTCTCAACGATGCCTGCTTTATTGCTACTACAAATTAATTAAATTGCATCTGCAAACTCTGGGGTTTTTCGCTCAGGTATAATTGATGAGTTGCTGTTGTCACTTTTTTTATTTTCATGATTACGAATAGCCAATGACTCATTAAAGTCTTTTGCGACTGCTGTCTCAATAAATTCAATTTCTGAATCAGAGTGTTTTTTAACAGCTTCTTTGATCTCATCCAGAGTAACATAGAAAAACTCTTTTCTACGATTTACAAGATTGACTCTCTTTTTATCGAAGACATCATGTAGTTTTTTTTCTAATGATGGAGCGTCCTCCGAATAAATCATGGCATGTACATCAAAAATAAAAGGAACAGATGCATCACCGAGCTCATTTACACGGTCTTGCGGATCAAGACGTCGTGTCATGCCTATTTTATAAACATTCTCCCCAAAAGAACCTATGTTCGAAATAATATAAACATGACCTTGTTTGGTTTGTTGTGCCATGGATAATGCTCTTTGATGCTTTGATTCAGCCTGCGACAAACTCTGTTCTAGTTCGGCAATGCGATTTTCGAGGCGCTGCTTCATGTCACCAGTAACTTTTTCCATTTCCTTTCTTGCAGCTTCAATTGCTTTTTTATAACGGCGCTCTTCTGCCTCTGCGTCTTGCATGGCCTTTTCTATTTCTCGTTGTGCACGCTCCTCCTCTCTCATTTGTGCCCTTATTTCTGCCTGTTCTTCTTTTTCTTTCTGTTTTTGCTCACGATATTCATGGGTAAGCCACAATTCCTCAAGTTTTTTATTGAGGTATTTAGTGTTTATATATATGTGATTTTGCTCGTTTAGTTTATTTATGGCCTCAAATGCCTTTGTGATGCGTTCTTCCATTTTAGTGATGTTTTTCCACGTGCAATTGCTAATTGCAGCATCACATTCATTATTAAATGCTCTAGTAGTTAGCCTGATATTTCTGTCTGTCATTTTTTTACCCTCTGCTCGAGAGCCTTCAACAGTCCATTGGGTTGTACAATATACTGCGCCAGAGTGGGTTTTATCCCGCAGCATTAATTTCTGTTCATCCCTGATGGATTTTATTTTGTTTTTAAATTGCTCTGAATCTTCAAAATTAAAATGAGGTTCGTAAAATCCTAGTTCGGCTAGCTCAACATCTTCTGAATAAATAGAAATTTGCCTTACTAGTTTATCATATATTTCTTTCTTCTCTTTATAAGTTCTTCTTAGCTCTTGGATTTGTTTATTGATACCATCCATTTTTTCAATGGTGTTTGTTAGTTCATTATTGGCATTTTCTTTTACTTTTAGGGATTCTTCTTTTATTATGGAGCATTCTTGCTCTGTTTTCTCAATAAGCTTCTTACATTCTTCTTCTACATTAAAATAATCTGCAAAGCGAGATTTGTATTCTTCATTTTTTTGATTGCTATCACTTAATTCTAATTGTATTTTTTTGATGCGTTTGATTGCAGCTATATAAAGAACAAGAACAACCAATAAAAATATGATTGCAAGTAATAGAGGAGTTTGAGTCATTCGTGCTATTCCTTACGGACAATTTAAGACGTTTTGTATTAAATCCTGTTCAATGTGTATGCGGGTGATTGCTACCGCTTACAATCTTCATAATTATCAGTTAGATAGACTCGCTAGTAAATAATTTCATTTTTTGCAATATTCTTATTGAATATTTCAATTTATGAAATGAACTCTTTATCCTTTCAAGGTGAAAGGTTTCTTCTTCGGAAATATTTGCTCTCGTGTGACGTATAAAGACCTTTGATTTTCAAAAATCAGTAGGGAATAATATAGTTACTGTCGGCCTGAACACCCGGTGGTGGGGTTGCGCTAAACGGGGACGTTTATGCGCACACACAATCCAAACTCTCATCTCCATTCACAGATGCAGAAATGCACCTACGATTTTTTACATTCGGTGTTTTACTTCGACAGCCAGAATTGGGAGTCTCTATTCGTCTGGCGGCTAAAGGTGATATGGAAATCGTTATGTTTTGGCCTGAGGTAGTTGTAACTGTTGTAGCAGCTATGGATGTGATCATCATGGTGTCCATTTACTGGGGTTGACGACATGATTTATCCGGCGCTATATTCTGTGCGTTGCCGCAAAATCGGCACACGGGATTGGCGTCCCGGGATACTACTCAACGCATACCGCGTTAAGCGGTTTTTTTGTGCGCTAAGCACGGCTATGCCCAAATTATGGTGGGCTGTGTGAGGGCTTCTTCGGAAGCGCCGGGTTTGAGTAGCCGGTTACGCCAACCTTACACAGTTCACCACCAGTCGATTGGCGTCGTTGGTGGTGATGGTTAACCTGATGAGGTGATACTATGACTACTCAATTAGCATTCCACAAAACGACGTTTACCCCGATTTGCCACAATAACAGAATTTGGCTTACTGCCACTGAAGTTGGTTTAGCACTGGAATATGCGGACGATAAAGCAGTTCAGCGCATTTACTCTCGGCACTCAGATGAATTCACAGATATGATGACAAGGGTGGTCAAAGTGACCACCCCTCGTGGAATGCAGGAGTCTCGAGTATTTAGCCTTCGCGGAGCCCATTTGATCGCCATGTTTGCTCGTACTCCTGTGGCCAAAGAATTCCGCCGCTGGGTTCTGGATATTCTCGATCGAGAAGTTCAACAATCCCCAATCACAAAACAATTCACTGATAACGAACTTTGCACACTCGCCTGGTTATGGCGAGCAAGTGATACGATGTTAACCGCCTGCCAGAACGTTACGCCCCTTCTTCAGGTCGCAGAGCATCGCGAAGCAGGTAGATTCACTTCAATCGAACAAGAATATCCTCGGATACTCAACAGGGCGCGAGAAATCCTTGCCAGAGAAACGGCGCATGTAAAATTCCAACCGTGGCAGGATGATAAGTGGAGTCGTGTGTTACCATATTTCCGTCAGAATCTGTTGCAATAAAGTCACTAGTTAGAAATACTGCCAGCATTCTGCGATGACGGAAGTGCTGGCATTTTTTTTGGTAATGTGCGAGTCCATTTCATAAAATACGGGTACTGGAACTGGACGATATAATCTAAAAGATACCATTATCAGTAGCATTAAAATCGCTATGTGCCGATACGGATATAAATTATATTGATTGTTCACATACCTTATTGGATATTACTGAGGGGTGTTTATATAAGGTGTAACGATGATGTGGAACTTTGACAGTGCCGACTTAAGTGCAATAGCAGCAGGCATTTCTGCGTTTGGCACATTAGCCGCAGCGGGGTCGGCGCTTGCAAGTTGGTGCACGTCAAAAAAAGCGCTGCAGCTACAAAATAGAGTTTACCTTTATGAGTCTTTAAAGGCTTGCGCTGAGAGAGCCAATTCATCAGCTAAAGATAAGCGCGGATCTGAATGGAGCGTTAATGATGCAGCGGATATCATCAGGTGCCTAGTACGGGCGATGGAGCTCATCAAGCAGGATAGCCAGCAGAAAGAAGGTAATCAGGCATTAATGTTGAAACAGTACTTTGTTAATCTGCTAATAATGGAACTGTACGAGGAAGTTCATAACGGTGATGCGGCTGATTCTGTTTTTAAAAGTACGGAACCTACACAAGTACTTGATAACTTATGGAGCAAATGGCAGGAGGCTATAGCTTTTTTTGATATTTGGAATTACCCAGTTGCGACTGAGGAAGACTTGGCAGACTAATTTTCAGCACATTTGATTTCCAATAATCAACCAGCCATAATCATGCCATTGGAGCTTGAACAACTCCGGTGACTTCTGCGCTAAACGGGGACGTTTATGCGCACATACAATCCAAACTCTCTTCTCCCTTCACAGATGCAGAGATGCACCTGCGATTTTTTGCATCCAGCGTTTGACCTCTGCGGAGGTGAAGCGTGAACCTCCCACAAGACGGCATCAAATTGCATCGTGGTAACTTCACCGCTATCGGCCAGCAGATCCAGCCTTATCTGGAGGAAGGCAAATGCTTTCGCATGGTGCTTAAACCGTGGCGTGAGAAACGCAGTCTTTCCCAGAATGCACTCAGCCACATGTGGTACAGCGAAATCAGTGAATACCTCATCAGCAGGGGTAAAACGTTCGCCACTCCAGCTTGGGTAAAAGATGCTCTCAAACACACATATCTCGGTTATGAAACCAAAGACCTGGTTGATGTCGTAACCGGTGAGATCACCACTATCCAGTCGTTACGCCATACCTCCGATCTTGATACCGGAGAGATGTATATCTTCCTGTGTAAGGTTGAAGCCTGGGCGGTGAATATTGGCTGCCACCTGACTATTCCGCAGAGCTGCGAGTTCCAGCTGCTGCGCGACAAGCAGGAGGCGTAATGGCTACACCGCTTATTCGTGTCATGAACGGACACATCTACAGAGTACCAAATCGTCGTAAGCGTAAACCTGAGCTGAAGCCATCCGAAATACCAACACTGCTCGGATATACCGCCAGCTTGGTTGATAAAAAATGGTTGCGACTGGCAGCAAGGAGGAATCATGGCTGATTTGAGAAAAGCAGCGCGTGGTCGGGAATGCCAGGTAAGAATCCCTGGCGTATGTAATGGCAATTCTGAGACGTCTGTACTGGCACATATCCGGCTGGCTGGATTGTGCGGTACCGGTATCAAACCGCCAGACCTGATTGCCACCATTGCATGTTCTGCCTGCCACGACGAAATCGACCGCCGCACGCATTTTGTTGACGCTGGATATGCAAAAGAATGCGCGCTGGAAGGTATGGCGAGAACGCAGGTTATCTGGCTGAAAGAGAGGGTAATTAAGGCGTGAATACTTACCACATCACACTACCCTGGCCTCCGAGCAATAATCGCTATTACCGCCATAATCGCGGGCGCACGCACGTCAGCGCAGAGGGGCAGGCATACCGCGATAACGTCGCCCGAATCATTAAAAACGCAATGCTGGATATCGGCCTGGCTATGCCTGTGAAAATCCGCATTGAGTGCCACATGCCGGATCGCCGTCGCCGTGACCTGGATAATCTGCAAAAAGCCGCTTTTGACGCACTCACTAAAGCAGGTTTCTGGCTGGATGATGCTCAGGTCGTTGATTACCGCGTTGTGAAGATGCCTGTTACCAAAGGTGGGAGGCTGGAACTGACCATCACCGAAATGGGGAATGAATGATGTTTGAGTTTAATATGGCAGAACTTCTTCGCCACCGCTGGGGGCGTCTGCGCTTATATCGTTTCCCCGGCTCTGTTTTGACCGATTACCGAATACTGAAGAATTACGCCAAAACACTGACAGGAGCAGGAGTATGAAGTCAGAGATAACAATCAACTAATACTGTTTTGTTGATTTTTGCTTGTAATTGGCGTTCTGGTCTGAGTTTTGTGGAGTAAGTTGATGCGTGATATTCAGATGGTTCTTGAGCGTTGGGGAGCGTGGGCGGCTAATAATCATGAAGATGTGACCTGGTCGTCCATTGCCGCCGGTTTTAAGGGATTAATTCCTTCAAAAGTAAAATCTCGCCCGCAATGTTGTGACGATGACGCGATGATCATTTGCGGGTGCATGGCCCGTCTGAAAAATAACAACAGCGATTTGCATGATTTGTTAGTGGACTATTATGTCGGCGGCATGACTTTTATGGCGCTTGCGCGTAAGCATGGTAGATCTGATTGTTGGATTGGCAGGATGCTCCAAAAAGCTGAGGGCGTAGTGGAGGGCATGCTGATGGTGTTGGATCTCAGATTGGAGATGGATGCTGATTGTTTGAGATAATTAAAGGAAAAGTTGCTGTCTGGTTATCATTAGACTAATGTTTCAAATGTTAGAATCGCAACGTAGTTATGATCATATAACAGCTTGTTCCCTGATTTAGCCAGCCTCCCCAAAGGCTGGTTTTTTTTCTAATAAGTATCAATCCGGTTAGGTATTTTATTGTTTGACCCATAATAGTTCATTGACATTGAATCCCAATTTTTGAGCAGTACGCACATAGTCTGCTTTTACATTATCTGGAATAGTTGGAGTCCGTGCCAGAATCCATAGGTATTCTCTGTTCGGACCACTGACAAGAGCATACTTATACTCATCATCCAGTTTGATTACATTATAGCCACCATAGAAGGGGCCAAAAAACGAAACCTTCAACGCTGCAGTTGTATTATCTCCTGTAAAGTATGCTTTACCTTCGCTCTCGCTCCATTTGTTTTTCGTTGGGTCATATCCACGATTAAGTACACTAATCCCTCCGTCGTTCCGTTTCCCATAAGTGGCGCTGACCTGTTCCAGACCACGTTCAAATCGGTTCTCAAGCCGAGCTATTTCATACCATTTTCCGAGGTAGCGGTTGGTGTCAAAATTTGTAATCGGCTGCACACCTTTAGGTGGTGTCGGGGCCTTACATGCTATCAGAGTGAAAGAGAGTGCAATGCCAGTCAACACAGGCCATAACTTCATAATATATCCTGTACTTTTGATAGTTGAGAGTAAGTATTAAAGATAGATGATTACTACCGATCACCTAAAGAACTTTCCTACTATATTAGGAATAGTCCATAACAAAAAAATTGTCAGTGATGACGGCAGAAAGGCAGTTTAGGTCGTGTACTACACTGTTAACCTGTTAATGAATTAGTCAAGGGGTAGGCAATGATAAAAAAACCTGTCGTTGGGATCAGTGGTTGTTTGGCCGGTTCTTCTGTCCGTTTTGATGGTGGTCACAAAAGAGCTAGCTTTTTAATGGACAAATTACTGGAATGGGTAACATTCAAACCAGTATGTCCGGAAATGGCTATAGGGCTTCCAGTTCCGCGTCCTGCTCTACGTCTTGTTCGCTCGGCGCAAGGAAATATACGGATGTGTTTCAGCCACGACCAGAATGAGGATGTTACAGAGAAAATGACAGAGTTTAGTCGTTCTTATCTTGACAAATTAAAGGATGTATCGGGATTTGTGGTTTGTGCAAAATCTCCTAGCTGTGGTATGGAACGCGTGCGTGTATATGATGAAAATGGTAATCGTGGTCGTAAAGATGGAGTGGGACTATTTACGAGCACGTTGATGGAAAGGTTTTCCTGGCTACCGGTTGAAGAGGATGGGCGACTACATGATCCAGTGCTTCGTGAAAACTTTGTTGAAAGAGTATTTGCTTTACATGAGCTCAATCATCTTTATAAAGCGAAATTATCAAGAAGGGAATTATTAGCTTTTCATAGCCGTTATAAGCTTCAGTTGTTGGCGCATAGCCAGGCCGGTTATAAAGAGATGGGGCCATTTGTGGCTGCAATACATGAGTGGGCAGACCTTGAATCATACTTTGAGGTGTATCGTGAGAAGCTGATGGCGATTCTCAGAAAACCTGCATCACGTAAAAATCACACGAATGTGCTGATGCATATACAGGGATATTTTAGTAACTGCTTAAATACACGTCAGCGTAAAGAGTTGAGCGATGTTATACTTAACTATCGAGCTGGCACGCTACCTCTTCTTGCGCCATTAACTTTGCTGAAGCATTACTTGGCAGAGTATCCTGATGATTATTTGCTTATACAGAATTACTTCCACCCCTATCCTGATGAACTGGCTCTAAGACTCTTGGTGAACTAGGCGTTTGGAATGCACCAACAAGATGATTTTCTCCTTAGAGAATGTTTACAATCGTAAAAACTTCACTATGATATCTATAGTTGTACAGTTTGTAAAAAAATTCGGTTCATGCTTAAGGTAATGTTAATATGTTAATTAATGATTAATAATCAAGCAAGCCAAAAATAGTTCTGTTTAATCTAGTATTACATAAATATTTTAAAGAAAATATCAAAGTTCATGATGATATAATGAGATTTTTCTCATTGAAAATATGGCAATTTTAATATTTCCACCTATACTTACTTAACTCAAATCTAATTATGTCAGGTGGATGGTATGCCATGCATATGTTCTATCATTTTGGTTTTGAACTCGTTTGATATCCGGCTTGGTAAAGAAAAAATCTCTCTAAAAAAAGGAAGTGTTGTTGCTATAGAATACAATTTAAAAGTTTTCTTTTCTTCAAATAAAGATAATATAATGATCGTGGATATTGAAGAGAAAACAGTTAATGACTTCTTTAAAAACAATACACTCTCACCTTTTTCTGTAAGAAGATTTTATTCAGCATACTTGATAGTAAACTGTACAGACTATTCATTGTTAAAGAACTTGATAGGTTGCTTGAATTGTGATGGTGAAACTACGGCTGTAGTTAAAAATTCAATATTATTTGCATGTCTTGCTATTTTATCCTCGGAAAAAATGTTTCAGAGTTTTTTGTTTGGGTGTCTTAATAGTTTAGGAAGCAAAGTTAAGGCTATTATTCACTCGGACATATCTGCAGCATGGAGACTTTGTGATATTTCTTCAAGACTATGTCTGAGTGAAAGTTTGTTAAAAAGAAAACTAAAACACGAAGGCTTATCATTTAGCAAATTAATTCTTGAAGAACGAATGGTGATGGCTGAAAGGTTATTAAGCTACAATTTCTATCCTGTTGGGAAAGTTGCTAAAATATGTGGTTATGAAAGCGCGTCATATTTTATAAGTGTTTTCAGAAGATATTTTGGTGTTCCCCCCCATGAATATTCATCAAGATTTTTTTTAGAAAAAGGCAAGATGTAACGTGATGCGTTTTGATGATTTTGTAATTTTCATATTTGATGATTATATGATGCTTTCAGCTACGCCAGAATAATCGCTGGCGTTTTTCTTTTCTAATGTAACTTCTGTATCTTTCCCTCTTTCATTCCAAACCGTGTACACCATCCGTTATTCGCGGAGGTGAGGCTATGAAATCCATGGACAAGTTAACAACGGGCATTGCCTACGGCACCTCTGCAGGCAGTGCTGGCTACTGGTTTTTACAGTGGCTTGATCAGGTCAGTCCGTCACAGTGGGCGGCGATTGGAGTGCTTGGAAGCCTTGTGTTGGGTTTTCTCACTTATCTGACAAACCTTTATTTCAAGATTAAAGAAGATAAGCGTAAGGCTGCGAGAGGTGAATAATGTCGCCATCATTACGCAAGGCTGTAGCAGCTGCTATTGGTGGTGGGGCTGTTGCCATAGCGTCTGTGCTCATCACTGGTCCGAGTGGTGACGATGGTCTGGAAGGTGTCAGCTACATACCATATAAAGATATTGTTGGTGTATGGACTGTATGTCACGGGCATACAGGAAAAGACATCATGCTCGGTAAAACGTATACCAAAGCAGAATGCAAAGCACTCTTGAATAAAGACCTTGCCACTGTCGCCAGACAAATTAACCCGTACATCAAAGTCGATATACCGGAAACAACGCGCGGCGCTCTTTACTCATTCGTTTACAACGTGGGTGCTGGCAATTTCAGAACATCGACGCTTCTTCGCAAAATAAACCAGGGCGATATCAAAGGCGCATGTGATCAGTTACGTCGCTGGACATATGCTGGCGGTAAGCAATGGAAAGGTCTCATGACTCGTCGTGAGATTGAGCGTGAAATCTGTTTGTGGGGTCAGCAATGAACAGAGTAACCGCGATTATCTCCGCTCTGGTTATCTGCATCATCGTCTGCCTGTCATGGGCTGTTAATCATTACCGTGATAACGCCATTACCTACAAAGCCCAGCGCGACAAAAATGCCAGAGAACTGAAGCTGGCGAACGCGGCAATTACTGACATGCAGATGCGTCAGCGTGATGTTGCTGCGCTCGATGCAAAATACACGAAGGAGTTAGCTGATGCGAAAGCTGAAAATGATGCTCTGCGTGATGATGTTGCCGCTGGTCGTCGTCGGTTGCACATCAAAGCAGTCTGTCAGTCAGTGCGTGAAGCCACCACCGCCTCCGGCGTGGATAATGCAGCCTCCCCCCGACTGGCAGACACCGCTGAACGGGATTATTTCACCCTCAGAGAGAGGCTGATCACGATGCAAAAACAACTGGAAGGAACCCAGAAGTATATTAATGAGCAGTGCAGATAGAGCTGCCCATATCGATGGGCAACTCATGCAATTATTGTGAGCAATAGACACGCGCTTCCAGCGGAGTATAAATGCCTAAAGTAATAAAACCGAGCAATCCATTTACGAATGTTTGCTGGGTTTCTGTTTTAACAACATTTTCTGCGCCGCCACAAATTTTGGCTGCATCAACAGTTTTCTCCTGTCCAATTCCCGAAACGAAGAAGTGATGGGTGATGGTTTCCTTTGGTGTTACTGCTGTCGGTTTGTTTCCAACAGTAAACGTCTGTTGAGCACATCCTGTAATAAGCATTGCCAGAGCGGCAGAAAACAACATTTTTTTCATCTTATTATCCTGCATTGTTAAAAACGGCAGAATCCTATGTGACAACAATTAAACGATAGTTAAATGGATTGATGAAAATTAAAACTATATAGGTGGATGCTCAGCCTATTGGAGGAGGGGGGCACTCAGAATCCTGTGGAATGAAATAAACCGCTCTTTCTGTCCATTACCCTTTTAGCTGCGCTGTATCGTCGCCGTATTCCCGCATTAACCATGACCGTAGCCCGACGGGGAATTCCTTCTGCGTGAGTGTGCGGGAATAATCAAAAACGATGCACACCGGGTTTTACTGTGCTGACAGACGCAGGGTTACCCTCATAGTCGCTTTTCCGGTGCGATGGTGGAAGAAACCGGGATGTTTATTCATCATCACTTTGGATTGATGTACATGCTCTCTTTTCTGACGTTAGTCTCCGACGGCAGGCTTCAATGACCCAGGCTGAGAAATTCCCAGACCCTTTTTGCTCAAGAGCGATGTTAATTTGTTCAATCATTTGGTTAGGAAAGCGGATGTTGCGGGTTGTTGTTCTGCGGGTTCTGTTCTTAGTTGACATGAGGTTGCCCCGTATTCAGTGTCGCTGATTTGTATTGTCTGAAGTTGTTTTTACGTTAAGTTGATGCAGATCAATTAATACGATACCTGCGTCATAATTGATTATTTGACGTGGTTTGATGGCGTAGATGCACGTTGTGACATGTAGATGATAATTATTATCATTTTGTGGGTCCTTTCCGGCGATCCGACAGGTTACGGGGCGGCGACCTCGCGGGTTTTCGCTATTTATGAAAATTTTCCGGTTTAAGGTGTTTCCGTTCTTCTTCGTCGTAACTTAATGTATTTATTTAAAATACCCCCTGAAAAGAAAGGAAACGACAGGTGCT